AAATTTTGGAAAATATAGAGACTGTATATACTTACTTTTTTATGCTTATAATGTATGGAAAATGCGTAAGAAATTCCTAATTTAAAATCCATATAATCTATCAGATTTATGTGATTTTCTTGGCAGAATTTACCTATGAAACCTACAGAATCAACCATAAAATTTAGTTGTTGTTGATTATCAGGTGATTCTTCCTCTTTTTGTTTATTATATATCGCGTAGGTATTGATAGCTTTTTGTGTGATAAAAAAGCTTAGCTCGAAGTATTTTTCGTCTTTATAAATTTCATATGGTGCTGCGAAAAAATCATCCGGAACTATTTGAGGAAATTTACTAAAAAAGCACGATAAACGAGCCAAATAAAATGCATCCTTTGTATCTTCAAAATCTGTAAAATCCTTTCGTGGTCGCCATTGCTGACCTCTCGAAGTTCTACTAATTCGTAGATATGTGTTATAAATGTATTGCTCGTTTGGACTCATTGTATGTCGCGTAAAATGTTTTTCACAACTTTACTTCTACATAGTTTTGGGTTATACTTTAAATAGAGTCTTAGTACTGTTTGATCATTATCTACCTGACAAATTGCTTTAAAAATATTACGAATTTTAACATCTTTAGCCAACAGTGCAAATATATTAACACCGTTAAGTCTCTTATTGTGAATAATAGAAACATATGAACTAAACTTCAAGAGATTTTCTTCAAATTCTTGAGCAAGTATTGCTTCTATAGGATCATCACTTATTTGGTTATAGGGCGTAAACATTTGGTAAATTCTAAAAATTTTTCTGTTACTTTACCACCAGCGGCATATTCATGACCACCACCTTCAGTAAATTCTTCTGCAAGCTTTGATACATCAACACCATCACAATCATGTCGACGCCTCCATGATACTCTTGACGAATTAGGATTAACAACAATAGCTATATCAGCATTTAAACCCTTGATTAGATGATCAGCAACTTCGTTTATAGCGCGTTCACATACAGTACTGTACACTTTTACAAGTTTACTTTGAACTGAGCATGTTCCACCATAAACATCAAGATCGTCTATTACCTTTTTAATAGCTAATCGATGTAAACGAGCAAGATTCTTTTGTTGTTCTGTAAATCCTGTAAATCCTTGTCCAAAAGATTCAATAAACTTCTCATGTTTTGACTTATCTGCAGAATTTTGGGTTTGATAAAATACAATATGCAAATCATACGATTGTGGCACCTTTAATGTATAGCTATCATAATCATCTGCCAAAGCAACTAACATCTTCTGTGGCGCAGATAAAGTCTTTAATTTTTGAAAATGTGTGAATATAAGCTTCGTAGCAGAGCTAAATTCTTTTATGACTGTGGTTGCTCTTTCATATTGGGGAATTCTTGATACATGCGTCTTATGATGATCTATGACTACCACATTCTTCTTGTCTATAAATTTAATATCATCACCAATATCCATATCTAAAAAGAATACCTTATCATAATCTGAAAATTTGTTCGTTTTTTGCCAAAACTCTAAATCTTGCTTAAATTTTGTAACTGTTGTTAGCTTATATGGTATATTCGGCTCACCTGTAAGAAACCAACATAATGTAATATAGCTACAAATCCCATCCAAATCAGAATCTGAAAAAATGAAAAACTTTTTTGACATTGGTAGTATTTATCCCTTATTTAAATTTTGCAAGGACCCCATCTATAGCAGACGCAGTGGTTCCTTCAGTTTTTGTGAAATAATCTTCGGTTTCTGATAAGGTAAGTGTAGGATAATCAATATGAAAGCTAGTGGAACCAAAATTTGGTCCAAATCGATTTTTTGTAATACCCATTTTGAGTACACCCAATTCTTTATCACCATCTTCTTGCCAAATAGGAAGAATAACATCTGCTGTGTGAGCGAGACCCATTGATTCACTGGTACTCTCTAATTCTGGTTTACCATCATAACCTTCACGATTTACTTGGGTTGCAGAAAAAATAGGACAATGAAAGAAATATGTTAAAGCTCTTAATTGTTCTGTTACTCCTTTAACTTGTGCATAACTATTATCACCACTCGTAGCCTCCATCAAATTAAGATAATCTAATACAATAACATCAGGTCTGATCCCTTTATGGATAAGTTTCTGAATATATGCTTTTAGATGATTAATAGTGATTCCCTTTGGTGGGAATTCTTTAATAATAATCCTGGCATTTTTATTCTTACCCTTATAATCTTCAAGAAACGTTTTTAGTGTTTCAGTTTGTGATGATAATTCTGATAGTGGAATCTGGGATAATTGACTACTAACACGTTTACCGTAAACAGCCTCTGACATTTCGAGAGAAACAATCAATACTGTTTTCCCTTGTTTGGCAACATTAACAGCAACATTACCAAGTACAACACTCTTACCTACATTTGTTGGGCCAGCGACAACATATAAAGCCCTGCCCATCTTCATTAAGCCACCGCCTAATTTTTCATCTAACCATTTCCAACCCGTGGGAATATATTCTGCTAACTCTTTAAGCTCTGCGATATGTCGATCAATCTGATTAAAATATTCAAAGCCTAAATTATCGATTAATGATATATTGCATGCAGCATTAAACAGATCACCAGTCTCTACATGGTTTATTTTACCATCACTGTAATCGTCGATAGTTTTCTTTGTAGCTTCATAGATAGACCGTTCACGCAGAAATATCTCAGTATTGGTGATCAGTTCTTCTGGATGATAGTTTGGATCTAGGTTTTTAAAACTCTTTAGTGTATCAACAAACAGCTTCTTGTCACCTTCATCATGAAGATATGATAAAATTTCGGAAGATTTTGGTAACGCACCTCTCTTTATGAAAAAATCCTTAACAATTCCTAATATCAACCTGACACCAGGATTTCGATAGTGACTAGGCTTAATATGGTCTACAATGACAGCAGTGTAATATTCATTAGTAAGCGCTTGATGTCCAATAATAGATTCAAAAAAGTCTGTATTAAGCGTTAGATCACTCACGTGTTTATATTAGATTAGAATCAAGAGAAATCACTCATAGTCACGCAACAGAGAAGGATCGCAATACGGAAATTGTGGAATTCCATATTCAGATAATTCTTGGAATACAACTGTTCCCATTTTTCCAATATATTCATCTTTATTTCGTAGTACTTCTGCCATTAAAGAATCGGGACCTTTAAGATTTGTATTAAACAATTTGCCGTCTTCTGTTTTACATGTAAATGTAGCAGCGATGCCACTTGCATCACCAGTACCTTCATTAACAGCAACAATCATATATTCATCATCGATAAAGTCTTTACGTTTGATAAGATAGCTTGAGCGTTTTGGACTAAATTCATATTTGCCAGAACCTACACGAATGATTTGACCTTCATAACCTTCAGATTTACACTTTTCGAAATGGGCATCAAGTTCCTTCTGATTATGAACTTCTTCCGTTTCGACAAGATACACTTCTGGAATATCTTTCAAAGTCTGACATAACGCCTGACGACGAATAAGATAACCGACCTCATCTGAGAGTCCGTTAACATTGAAACCATCATAATTATAAAACAAGACGATCTTTTTACTCTCTTCAAGATCTTCAGCTGTGATATTCTTCGTTTTACGAACCAATTTAATAAGACGATTTAGTGTGTTTCGCAGAGTATGGTTATACAACTCTCCATCAAGCACTAATGTTGGTTGCGTAATAAATAAATGCTTCACAGCTTCATAAATATGTGGTGCAGAAAGAATAGGCTTACCTTTACGAGTCCACATACCATTACTCTTAATGATACAACGCATACCATTATACTTGCGTTGAACATATAACGGATATAACGGATACTTCTTTAACTTTTGCCAAGTCTTAGCAAGCATTGGTTTAGTATAAACAAATGCACCAACCTTATCAAGTTGTTCTTGACCACCATCAGCGACCTTTTTACGCCACTTAGAACGAGCATCAGCCATTGCTTGCTGTTCATCAGTTGTCTCATTAGCTCGACCAATATTTTTACCAAGACATACAGTCCATTTAGATGTAGTCATCACACCGCCTTGTTGTCCAGCAATAGTACGATAACGAGGGCCATCTATTTCTACAGTCCATTCTTGTGTAACACCTGTAGAAGATCGACTATAAAGCTTAGGCAATTGTATAACTTTATTACTAGGTTTGTCAATATCTAATACTAAATCATCTAAAAAATCTAGTTCGTTTTGTAACATAAAAGAATTAAAGCATTACTCTCAGTAGAAAGCAATGCTTTAGTTGTTAATATTTTGTTAAAGATCTTATTTCAACGGAACTTCTTTTATTTCAGAAGTTTGGACATATCTAAATTTCTTAACAGGGATAAGTTCAAATATAATATACTCATCACCGTCTGTTTCATTATCATTAAGATATTCTTTTGCTTGTTTGATTGCCCTATCATGTGTATATGTACCATCATCATTACACTCACACAAGTTGATTATAGAACCTTCTTCATACCCTACTACATATTTTTTATTGTTTGTGCTCATAAATTATACTTCTGGTGTTTCTGCTGCAACTCTGTCAATCTCATCTACCTCTACTGCTAACGCTGTGACAGTTTCGTTATTATATACCAATTCACGTTTTAATGCACCTTCGAGTGCTATGAGTAATTCCTTCCAAAACGCATCAGTATTAATGAAGTCTTTTTTATATCCAAGGCTTTCACCTGTAGCACACCATTTCCATGTAGGCCCACCAGTTTCTACAATTTTGAAAGCTTGTGCCATTTCCAATAATCCTGCGTGTTTATCGAAACCAGTTTTAAAGTTAAGATATAGCTCAGTTTTTAGGAATGGTGGAATGAATCGATTTTTTACAGTTAATGCTGATAGTGTTACACCATTAATGCTATGTGAAATTGCAATTGTATCACTAATATCTTCTTCCACACCACCATCTTCAGGCGCTACATATTCTTTACCATTTTTCTTGGCAAACATCTTCTTCATCTTCTCTTTAACTTCATCATTCTTCTCTTGTTTAACGTCAAACTGAATCAGCAATGATGCTAGATATGTCGCACCACGACCACCAGATGATTTTTTCACAATAGATGGATTAGTTGCTGCTGGATCGTCATATATATGATTGGTAAAAACGATCGGTACTTTTGCTTTAGCTGCTTTGTATGTCAAGCAACGCATCATACTTTTCAACGCCTTAGCTCTAAGACCCATATCCGATGCATCTTTATTCTTTGCAGCATCGTCCAATTCTTTTGTACTTGCAAGATTGCCCAGAGAATCAAGAAAGATTGCTATCTTTTGTTTACCATCTGATTTGATGATATTATCGAGTAATCGAACCATCTGATTTCTACAATCTTCAACAGTTTCAACAGGATAATGACGAACTCTTTTCGGATCTACACCAAGATTTGATGCACCTTTACTATCAACAGCTACTTCCGTGTCAAAAACAACACAATAGTATCCGTTTGCTTGTGCATTAGCCATTATCTTCTCAATTATGATAGTTTTACCACATTGTGATGGACCTTGCAAACCTGTAATTCTACCTCTTGGTACACCTTTGTAAAGACTACCAGAAATAATAGCATTTAATGCCATTGATCCTGTATCAATCCATTCATCAACTAATGACAACGTATTCTCGGATAAGAGGCACCCATCAGGGTTCATCTTATCTACATCACCAAAAATAGCATCAATAGTCTCTCTAGCTTCTTTAGCTTCCTTTGATTCTTTAGCTTCTTTTGCCATATTAAGCTTTTGCTGGCTCGTCAAACATTTGAATAACCTGTGCACTAGCCTTTTCTGCTAATCCCTTACTATTTGCAGCCTTCTCATTAGCTGTAAGTACAGCAGCCTTCTCGGGTGTTAACGAGACTACAAACTCATATTGGTTAATAAACTTCTCAACGAGACCGCTTGTAAGTGAAATGCGAGTGATCTGAGCTTTGTTAAAGTCCCATACAGGACTCTCGTTTGGATCACTCTGCAAATCCCTAAACAATAGAGGGACAAGCTGAACCTTAATCTTGTTGGTTTGATCGGAAATAATCTGTATCGCCACCGGATTGGTAACAGAAATAAAACCTGCGTTCTCATCAACGAGAGTAGCAAGAATAGTGCGGCTAATGCTGTCAAGGAATAATACGTATTTTTTGTCCATGGGAATATATTAATTCAAAATTTAGAAATATCAAGAGTGTGTATTGAATAATTTTTTGATATGTGATAAGATGATCTCACATCGTTCATCTACAGTACCCGAAACCAATACAAGATTCATTTCATGTCCATATTGTGCGATAATATAATTAAAACCATCAATCACATCGTTAAAATATTCTTTATCTAAACTGCGTATACCATCAGCAACTACCGGAAGTTCTGGTATGATATAAAACATTATTTGATATTTATTGATCAAATTTTTAAAAATGGTCTCATTAAAAATCAGAGTTTCAGCACTAATCATGCATCGCTTCCGCGCGGCTATGCCATAGGCTAAACTATCCATAATACTTCGGTCGAACACCCAATTACCATCTTTATAAACATTTTCTATATGCTTTGCTACTACCAATGCTTGAGTAATATCCGTACCAGCTTCATTGATGTTTATACCTAATTTTTGAATATCACGCACAGGACTACCACCAAAACGAAAATTCTTTTCCGCGAGGAATTGGTTTCGTGAAAGTCTGTCAAGTAATGTAGTTTTACCTTGTGACGATGCAGCAGCTAAACTAATTTTTATCTTATTCATATTTTGGAAGCCATTGTAATAGTGTATTATGTAAACAATGCAAGTAAATCTGTTTTAAATTGATTATTAGGATTATTATAAACCCAATTAACTGGTGAATATAGAATTTCAACAGAAGCTGATACAATTTTGTCAAACATTAACTCAGTATCCATCTTCAATACTTTTTTGAATTCTTCAGGGAGATCATACTTATATCCAATAACCTTAATACCAAAAGGATTGCGTTTGACATAATAGAACTTAATACGTTCACCAGATCTAATTTTTTCATATTGATCTGTGATATTAAAAAATTCCAACAGTTTATTATGATAATATGCTGCTTTTACATGAATTGGTGTTCCCTTCGGACAAGAAAATCCTTTAGCACCTACAGCCCACTTATCATAATCAGTTATACCTCGAGGGAACGCAATTTGCTCGATTTCTAGTTTTTGAAATTCATCATAAGCATCACGACATTTAGTATCAGTAGCTGCTTGTTTTTTATCATATAACATCGCCTTTGCAATATCTTTAATAAACGGTTTAACAGCTGATGGTGTTGAAGAGCTTACAATATTAACACCAACATACTTAATTTTATCTACAGGTACACCCTCATCATCTAATACGCGAAGTATGTATCGTTTCTTTTGAATAAACAACCCCGTGTCACAAATAGACTCACGTTTAAATACAAATCTGCTATCCTTTGTATTCAAAGATCTTGCGGCCCATTTAGTAATTTCACCATTCAAATATTTTTCAAAATCTTCACATATCTTATACGCTTCTGGTGTTACTTTGTTGTTTATATGAAGATTATAATTCTGATGTTTAAGGATGGGGTTGATAGAAAAATATACAGAATCTGTATCACCGTATATTACTACTGGTTTTTTTAAAGTATCACCCACAATATTTTTTGTAAATCTTTCACCAATAAGGGCTGCTTCCTTAATAACAGCTTGACCTGTAAGTGTAATACTTGAGCTCAGATCTGTATCAGCCATGGGTGAATACTTGTTTTGAAAGTATCCATACATACGATTCAATAAAATCTTAAGGGTATATTGCTTAATATTAAGTTGGTCGCTCTGAAATGATGTCAAAGTATATTCATCACTTCCTTTAACCAATTTAAGCATTTTCATTTTAAGACTCTTTTGAGCCTTTTTTGTTGATACACGCTGATCGTACAGCTTATCAATAATTTGTGGTACAATACCCTTTTCTTTTTGTGAGAATAATATACCAGCTTTTGAAATAGCCAATTCTTCCGTTTTGATAAACTGCATGAATTTATCTAACGGTACAACATGTTCCTTATTAGTCTGTGTAAGGATTGTGATTCCTGTTTGATCCTTTGTTAAAATGCGACCAATCTTAGTCTCTGGAGAGATATTGAGTGTAACAATGGTGTTAGGATATAGTGAGTTTGCGTCAAAGGATACAATAGCATCCTTTAAACCTCTTTCTGGTTCACGAACATAACCACCCGCATATTCTCGAACATCGCTTTTGCTGAATGTTGGAATAATATGATTATGCTCTCTTGCCTTAATAGCAATAGCACCAGTAACAACAGTAACAGTACCTAATGCATCTTCAAGAGGAGTCAACCCAAGATAAGCCAACATTCTCGATAACTGTAAATATTGTAGCTTATTTTCTAATTTAGGTAGAAGACGAACGTCTTGAATGTTATACTTGACGAATTGTGGCCAATTGTTTTTTGCCAAATCGGAAAGTTTTCCTTTATATGCCAACTTTGATTCGCCTAATTCTACTTCTGCAATATAACCAAGTTTATAGCTCTCTCGTTTGGCTTGAGAAAAAACTCGATAAACCTCAAAATAATCAAGTAGTGTCATCCCCTTTATGATCCACTTCTCTTCTGGGCGACCAAAACGATTTACAACTAACCGATTTTTAATATCATTATATGGAGATAGACGTTTTGCAGCATCATCTCCTAATATTTTTTTGATACGGTTAATAATGTAAGGAATATCAAAAAACTCTATATTCCAACCAGATATAACATCAAAATAATCAGCAGACCAATAATCTAAGAACTTTGTCAATAATATGCGTTCTGTCTCACAGTATATGTACACCTCATCTGGTTCTGATTCGTGATATGGTGATGTACCCCAAGTAATCAATTTCTTTGTTAGAGAATCATGAATCGTAATCAGATTAATAGGATCATCTGCCTTACTTGGTTCTGGAAAAGCATTTGGTGAAAACGTTTCAATATCTATGTATCCAATGCGAAGAGCCCATTTCGAAAAACTTTCTAATTCATTTTGGCCAGCAAACATGTCAATCAGAAACTCTTGTTCTGTTGGCAAATTACCAAATAATCGTTTAATTGCACCATCCTTGGTGGACATATACCGATCATAACTAGTATCAAACAACTTCTTTTTTAGAGGTGTTTTGAAAATAGAATATGCATCTGGTGTACCAGTAGTTTCTATATAATAATAGGGATTAAAAGGAAAGGCTTTTGTAATCCGATTTCCTTCAGCATCCCAGGTCGTCATTATCATTTCACGACCACGCTGATTATAGTATATATTTCGATACATTACGCTAGATATTCTCTGAATAATGCTGCATTAGCAAGTATATTCTGAGTTTGTTCTGGTGTAGGTTTTGTAGTAATAAGATCTTTTAATTTGGTCTTGTTCTTCTTAGTAATGGTTCCAAGATCTGCAGGATATTTACCATTAAGAAGACCCCACACAACAGGTGCTGATGTATCCATGGTATCAAAATAATCAATCATTCTCAAATCATCATCATCATTCAATCCTTCGGGAGTTTCTTTTAGAAGTTGAAATTCTATTGGTAAACTACAACCTAGTAAATGGTGTGGCTTATCCTGATTAAAAGTTTTACCATCAAGTAAAAGTCTAATAAACATTACTCTACCATAAACAGCTTTGAAATCCCATGTGTTTGATGGAATATTATTCATCAGTTCTGTGAGTGGAGAGCTTTGATATGCAATAGACGCAAAATTGATAGCAATCTTATCTGCATAGCTTGACATATATTCATAACAACCAGTCATCTCGCTTAAATTTTTACCCTGAACTACACCGATCTTTTGTCCTGGTAAATTTTTGTATGTAGCGAGCCACCGATGAAAATTAGTAACGGTTATAGCAGCTTCATCAAATATATCAGGTACAATATATTCGGTAGGCTTTAACCGATCGATCCATGCAGCATATTCTTGTTCGTCCATGGGTTTACCATCTTCAAACACACCATTATCTAAGAGGACATGTCTACCATCCTTCAGAGCTTGCTCAAAATATTCATAATATCCTGGAACTTTATCAAAAAGACAAGCTAATGCATAATCATAATCAGTATGCTTTTGCATTTCCTGCATGAAATCGACCGGAACTTCGTGTGCTATCTTAATCATTGCTATATTTTACTATATACCCAAATAAAAATCAATTGTTCTTTTCTACTTTATACAATTTGACATATTCATCAAGATGATCTTCCATCCACATAGTCTCTGCATATGATCTTGCCATCTTTGAATGCTTTGTATATAACTGACGATCAGTAGTTAATTTTTTAATAGTATCGATCATATCATCACCGCTCTTGAATTTTAGTGGTGAACCGTTATATGTTACAAGATCCTGACAGATACAAGGCAATCCAAAACAACCAGCTTCGAGATATTTAATATTTGATTTAGCTTTGTTAAATGTATTATCTTGTAATGGTGCAATAGTAATGCTTACGTCTGCCTTGTCGATAGCATATGGATAATTTTCCAAGCTTGTCCATGGGTAATATTCAATATCACCAGATTTGATAAATTCTCGCAAAGCATATGGAATGGTTCCAGTAAATACCCACTTAAAATCTTTACGAGTTTTGATAACAGCCTCTATAATATGTTCAAAATCGTCTTTATGATTAGCAACATGCTTAGCATCTGTATGTGTACCACTACCAAAATATCCAATACGAGGCCGTTTTTTATTGCGTTCATATCTATCAGCAATCTTTTGTCCTGAATAAAAACGATCCATCCAAAATCTTGGTACATAATTAGGCACAACCTTTGCGTTGACGCCAGTTTTATTCTGATAGTAGTCCTTCATGAAATCACAGGTAACCGTAATTTCATCACACATTTTCATTATATCTAGTGATGTCTGCTCAATGATAGGGTTATCAAATGCATATTTGCATGCATTATAATCTGGTATATCATTTCTAAATACAATATCATCAATTTCATAGATGAGTTTAAAGGGTTGTGGCATGCTATCTGATACACTTCGAAGGTATTTTGTGAACTGTAACTGTGCTGGTACTGCTTGTCTTTGTATTCTAACAGTTTGTGCTTCTGTATAATATCGCTGATCAAAAATCATAGCAGTGCTGCTGCCGATAACTGCTAGTTGATTCATGTTGAGTAACATCTCAGGCCAAAGCATTCGCCAATATCCACAACCACCGTAATCCGCGTTAAAATTGAGAGCGCGTTTTAATCCATGCACAGGATTGGAATTTACAATACTTTGCGGAAGCGCAGGAGAATTTCCGTGTGGTTGAAGTGGTTGAAGTTGTTGTGCAAGTGGTGAATTAAACAATCCATTGGATGGTGCAACACCTGTAGGTAATAAAAATTGCATATCAGTATATTTTGATTCTTGTGATCTCACAAGAAACAAATTCTTGCAATGTCTTAATTGTTGTGTTTTCTAGAATTTTTTTAATATCTTTATTGGATGGGTTATCTATACCTAATTTATTACATACATATTCATATATTTCATCATCATGTTCAACATATTGTAATCTTTTCCAAATATCAACAGGTGTTGGTTTATTTTTAAAATAAAACTCATGACTTGACGGAAAATGGTATAATTTATACATATTATTAGCTATTATCAAGACTTTCATAAGGAATGCAACGAGATATCCCATCCTTTTTTACAATGAATATAATATCTCCTGTTACATGCTTAACACTTTCTTGGCGATGGCTGATAATATATACAGCTTCTTTGTATTTATCGATTCGTTCTTTTAGAATATCCAATACAAGATCTACACCCTTCTCATCCATGGATGAATCTAGAAGCTCATCATACATCGAAATATTGATGGATAGATTACCTTGAAGTCTTCGAATATCCATAAAGGTAAACAAACAAGCCAAATCAATAGCTTTGCGCTCTGCGCCACTAAAATTATAATAAACACATTCTTTACCGTTTTCGTTAACAATATTTTCTTCAAAAAATTCATTAAATGTGATAACACAGTTAGCTTGCATCTTCTTTAGATAATATGATAATTTGGTATTAAGTATCTTTAATATTTTTTTGACTAATATAGACTTTACACCCTCTTCTGATACGACAAATTTAGCAGCATCAATAATTTCCAATTTGTCTTTATACTCTGTTGTTTTGGTGAGTAATTCTTTATGTCTATTTTCTGAATGGGTTAAATCTTTAGCAAAATTACCTTTATTGTTGATAACTTCTTGTTCTGTATCCTTTAACAATTTGATCCATTTTTTAATTTGGCTAATATTATTTTGGATATTATTGTTCTCTTTTGTTTTAAGTGTAATATCTAATAAAAGAGTTTCTAATTTTGTAATAGCTTGGTTAATTTTTTCTTTTTGTGATCTATAACCAACAATCTTATCTGTTTGCTCTTTTATACCAGTTTCTGCTATAATGATATCGGCATTGTGCTGTTTTATCTTTAAATCATTTTGACATTCTAATAGTGTATCTATATCTTTACCACAAAAACCACATGTACCCTTTTTAATAGCAATTTCTTTTAATTTATCTTTGATACTCGTAATTGTAAACTCAGCCATTGCTTTAGTTTTTTGGGCTGATTCTATATCAGTATCAATTCTTTTTAGATTATCTTTGAGTGTCTTGATATTACCATTAATCTTAATAGATTCTTCGGGATCAATAATGACAAGATTTTTTGTTGCAACTTCAATCTCCGTTTCGTGGTCTTTTATGCGCTTACAAATATCATCAAGTTTCTTTTGTTTTTCCGCATCAAAAACCTCCTGTTGAGCCTTTAACATTTTAACAGTTTTATCAACTTCTGCCATTTTAGCAGACTCGATATCGAAATTATTCTTATTTTCGTTGTAATCTTTACGAGCAAGCAAAAGCATTTCACTAAACGAACTAAGATTTAATATTCCCTCAATAAATTTACGTTTATCTGTCTTCTTTTGTGACATGAAAGGAATGGTATTATTCACAGTCATTATCACACTATTCTGAAACATTTCAGGTGTGGATTGAATTATTTGCCCTATCAAATCGTTAGTTTGCGGTATACCACCTCTTGTGATAATTTCCTTGTTTTTAATCAGCGCACAAGAGCTACCATTAAGAGTTCTTTCAATCCTATATATGTCGGTTATACCGTTATTGGTAACATCAAAATCAACACAAACCACACATTTACCGTTCGTTACATTATTAACAATATGCTCTTTGGTTAATTCTCGAATCGTTGAACCAAAAATCGCAAAATGCAAAGCATCAACAATTGTAGATTTTCCTACACCATTACGTCTATCTAGTTTATCATAATTTTTACCTGTTATGATATTTAGACCGGTCTTAAAATCAACTTCAATTGGTTCATCACCAATTGATAGGAAATTTTTAATAGACAGTTTTTTAAATATAACCTGAAGCATGTTATATTTTATATGATACTATATAAAACGCACTATCAATTAAATATCTGCATCCATGGTTGTTTGGCTATATACTCATGAATATTGCTTGCGTTATGTTTTGTAACCTCTTCATATATTTTACCATTATGAGCATAATATGGATTACCATCACAACTGTCTTTGCCTCTAGGATGATCTAAATGATATAGAGGGCCACGAACTCTACAAATACTACCACCCAGCATTTTAAATCGATGTATTCGTTCCCAATCCTCATAACCCCATGAAATGAAATTTTCATTTTCCATTCCACCCTTTATAAATAATTGTCTATTCCAAAAAATAGCACCACCCATTGAATTCTTACCATAATTCTCTGTTTTATTTGGATCAATAAATGTTAAATCATGGTGTTCACGAATATGCGGTATATTGTTGCGTTTTATATTCAAAAATAATCCATCATATGGAAATGCTGCTGTGGATTTATTTTGTATAATTTCGTGTACAGCTTGGATATAATTATTTGGTTGGAACAATACATCACAATCATAATTAACAATAATAGGAGTCCTTGATATAAGAGCCATCTCGTTTAGATATTTTGTACGATGGAATGGTCCAGATCCTACAATTTCGATTATATGTCGAACCCTTGGATCTAAATTAACTATTGCGCTCTTTTCATTAGCAACCTCATATACGATAATATTTGTATTAAAATGATGATACAAATATTCAATAGTTATTGCCAAGTTTTCCTGTCGCTCTATCGTATCAATTTTAACAGGAATATTGAAAGTTACGTTTGATAAATCTATTTTCATTCTCTTGTAATAGCCCAATTCTCCCAAACAAACGGATAATGATATGTAAGATGGTGAGTTTTAGCTAATTCTGTCTGTATTTTTAATCTTCGCTCTTCTGCGTTTGGTACAAAATTATGAAACTGAACCTGTATATTGTCGACATTTTTTATATAACCACTTTCTATTAATTTATCCAATATATCGTATTCTGCACCTTCGACATTTATTTTAAGCAAATCAATATGATCTACACCAGACTCGAATATTGTAGTAATTGGCATTAATTGGATTGTCTCTGTTTTTTTACATTTATCTGTTCTGTAAATGCTAGATGCGTCTTCCTCGATAGATATTTCAACACTACCCTGTGTATTACCAGATATGCCTGCATGGTGTACATGTACCTTAGGATTACCTTTGTTGGTTGCTACACATAAATTAAAGAATCTTGTGATGGGTTCAAATACACACACCATACAACCATATGATGCTGATATATGTTTTGCAAATTCGCCGTGATATCCACCAAGGTCAATAACAACGCTTTTGTCATTTAGATCATATTCATAACGTTTACGCTCTGCTTTATCAGCAAACCAGTTGTTTACGTCTGTTGTGTTGTCGTACATAATTTTTTAAAAAGGTTATTCCAAAGCCAATCTTCTGTGTTTGTAAATTGTTTAGCGCGCTCAAAATTATCAACAATCATACTATTGTTGAGATCATATACTGCTGAGTATTCAAAAGGTTCTGATGGGTTTAATATAGCATCAAGCGGTTTAATAAAATCAAACGAACCTAAATTTATAATACCATTAAAATTAAAGTGGTTATTTATATTTGGATCACCATAATAAATTGGAATAGTACCTGTTACAAAAGCATCTACTATCTTTTCTGTAAAATATCCCGAAAGTCTACAATTTTCTATTACGATTGTATATCTATAATCCTTTAATGCTGTAAGCTTAGATTCTATATAATTATAGCCTCTACCATATACATCTATCTTATTACCATATCTTTTAATCAGCTGATGTCTGAGTTGATGTCCTTCTGTGAAATTTTTTTCTGATGCTATAATAGAGACATTTTTTGTCTTTTTATACAATTGTCTATCTTTTGGTTCGATCCAACACCCACCCAAAGGATAATATATAAACTTATCGCTTAGACTACACAAAGACTTATTAAATGTAAGGATATAATCTACACTATCCTGTATGGGTTTAGATGCAGCTAATTGATACAAGTTTGGTGATATTGTAGGCGGCTCTAGTAACATCCATATTTTTATTTTGCTGTTAATAAGTGGAACTTTTGTAATTTCAGAATCTACAAATACTGTAATATCTTGTTCTTCTGTGCCCCTATACCATTCAAAAAACGAAGGATATATTTTCAGGTCACCGTTAGAACAACTAGTAGCATGTGCGAAATTTTTATCTAGTAATCGTATTTTATTCATTAGAATCCCATATTTCTTCTTCTTAGTCTATTAGCAACCGCGAGCGTTTTGTCAAGAAATACTTCAGCAATATTGCTTGCGCTGCATGTAGGTGTTTGTGTTATTGGTATATCAGATATTTCAAGAACCTCTATTTTCCCTGTTTTGTTGATTAGATATCTATTATAAGAATGTAATTGTGACACACGTGTTTTATCTGGTATATCCTTTAGACCAGATAAATAGTTTTTATTTTTTTCTATATTATCTAATATGTGTGGTTCTCTACCGTGTTCCTGATGGAGAACGATATGATCTGATTTCTTTACTTTCAATATTTTACCAACTCTTTCATAAAATTCACTATCTTCGGACCCATAACCTTTGAAATTTTCGTCATGACCACCAATAGCAAAATATTTTCCTTTGTTTATAAAAAATGTGCCACCATGGAATTGCCAGGGTGCTCG